CCTGATGGCAGACGGCCAGTACGAGGCTATGCTCAGGTCGCTCCCGGAAGTCGAGCGGAAGAGGCTTCTTGAAGGGGATTGGGACGTGGCGGAGGGAGCGGCCTTCCCAGAATTTTCACGGTCCAAGCATGTTGTCGAAGCGTTCGACTTGCCAACGAACTGGCCTCGCATACGTATGGCCGACTACGGATACGCAGCACCATCCTGTGTTCTCTGGGGTGCTATCGACTGGGACAACAACATCTGGATATACAGAGAACTGTATCAAAAACACTTGACAGCAGAGGAGTTAGCTGCTAGAATACTAGAAGCGGAACAACTAGACCCTCTACCTCACTACACGGTCCTCGACTCGTCCTGTTGGAACAAGACGGGTTTCGGGCCGTCAATTGCAGAAGTGATGATGCGTGAGGGTGTGCGCTGGACACCATCAGACCGCAATCGTATTCAGGGGAAGATGGAGATACACCGTCGTCTCGCTGACGATCCCTACACGACGGAGCCACGCCTACGCTTCTTCTCTTCGTGCCAGAACATTATCAAGCAGATTGCAGGTATACCACTCTCCAAGACGAACAGCGAAGACGTAGATACGAAGGCAGAAGATCACGCATACGATGCCCTGCGCTACGGAATGATGACACGCATGAGTGGCTACGCTTCTATACACCAGCAACTCAACGCAATCAAGAACCAAGTTCACCAAGTCCAAGACGAAGTATTCGGATACTAGATAATGGCAGACACTGACATTCTAAAAACACTAAGTGCGCCAGACAAACTAAAAGTAGCGCAGTTTGTAACGCTACAGAAAACTCTCTTTCCAGATGGAAACATACCGGCGTATGCAGAAATACGTAAGCGCATTGTCGATGGTACAGCTACAGTGGGCGATGCCTTCATTGCTAAGATGTACAACTTGGGTGTTCCTAACAACCCTCTATTTGAACAGCTAGATGAAACATCAGAGTTTGCAAAAAAGTTTCATAAGGCATTTGGCAAAAAAGTTGTAACAAAAGCCATGACCATGACTGGTCACTCTCAACAAGCTGTTGATCTAGCTAGAGAGGTTGATCTTTCAAGTAATTTCTTAGAGTTGCAGTCGGATGTTCTTGCGGGGACAAGCGACCTTTCACCAAACAAAATTAATAAACTCATCAGCCCACTGTCTAGCTCCTTTCAAAACGTGAAAGTAAATAAGTTAGCTAGCGCGTCAGCCGGTGCTGGAGATAGAAAGCTTTTTAAGGGAGCCATACCTCCTGAAGTTCTTGAGACTGTCCTAAAACAAGTAGCTATCATACGCGAAAAAGAAGGAGCTATAGCTGCGGATGCAGTTCTTGGTTCATTGCTTGGTATGCGAGGCACGGACCTAACTGAAACGCGCACAACTATAGAGTTAGCCACACGGACAACGCCCCAACGTCCAGTCTACGATCCTGAAACAGGAACAATTGTAAATCCCGTAGAACCGGGAGAAGCAGGAAAGGGCCTAAAAGGAATTGGAGATGACCGTCCACTTGGTCCTCTTCTTTCAAGAGTTTACCTAGACAGGTATAATGCTGCAGGTCCAACCGGAGAACTGTTTCCGGATATGGACACAAAAAAAATCAATGCTCTAATTAACAAGTATGTAACTCCTGCTCTTTCTGATGACGTAAAAGCAAAAGCAAAAAAAAGAAATGCTTCTGGAAAGTTCTCACTAGACTATACCGATCTACGACGTATTACTGCATCGTCTATTGCTAATGGTTTGGGTAATACAGAGGCTGCAGATGCAATTCTTGCACACACCGGATCAGAAAAAGAACTTGACGCAAAAATCTTACGTACGTTTTACATCGACGTAGAAGATGTAGGAAAACTAGAACAACGCGGCCTAGTATTTTCAATGTTTGAGAAGATGATGGCTGATGCTCTTGGGGCTGAAAGCGGGGGACAACTTGCTGCATCTCTGGGGTATGATTTTGTTGACTTTGAAGCTGATTATTCCGATCTTGAGTCGAAGATAACTATGGATGCACCAGCAGGCACGGACAGTCGTCCAGCGGCTGTGGCTCCAACTGCAGAACAGACAGCAGTAAATGCAGAGTTATCTGAGAGTAGAGGAAAACTAACCGCTGCAGAATTAGATGCTCAAGCTGCAGCTAAAGAAAGCGAAGCACTAGATAAACGAATAGCAACAGCACAAAAGAAAGCAGCAGCGCAAGAGGCCGGAGTGTTACCGGGAGATAAGCCCGCTGTTAAAAGTGAAGATGTAAAACCAAACGCTGCTGATGATATTTCAGACGAAGTAAAAGGCAAAATGAGTGGGCTAGGACTTGACGATTTCTTTGGATTTACAAAGAAGGGTTTGCTTCCAGCTATACTAGGAGGAGGTGCTGTATACTCCTTTATTGAAGACGCTGGAGCCGTAGTACGAGACGTGGCTATTGAGGGCGTTGCAACGGCAGCTAAACTTGGTCCCAAAGTTGGCGGTGCTTTGCCTATGATATTATCATCATCTCCTGCGTATGCACCGGGGCCAGAGCCAAAGCCTACGATGGCAGAAGACCCATATCCGGGACAGGCAGAGTATCCGGCTTTTCGTCAGATGAGGGAAATGGCTATGGAGCCTGCTATTGACGAAAGCGTAAACGATATGGAACGAATGGCACTTGAAGATTCGGGCGGATTTATTACACGAAACAGGGAACCTGAAGTCTCCCCTGCACCTAAAGAAGGCTTCATCAGGTAAACGGAGAGAAACTTATGGCAAACGCCACAACTGGTAATTACAACTACGGCGCAGCATACATTATGAACGCCGACAAGACTAGCGTCGATAAAGATGAGGGCGCGTCCTCACTCTATCGCGAAGGCTTGGAATTCGACACTCGTGTCCAGACAGGACCGATGATCGAAGCCATGCCAAAGAAGCAAACCAAGCCGACAGTAGAGGCTTCACTGTTTAAGATGGCAGACGAGCGCGACTACTAAGGAAGCGACATGGCCGATAATTTCTTAGAACCGGACGACGAACAGGCGATTCCGATTGCTAGTCCTGATGAGCAGATGCCCGGACTTGCGGGCCACATCAAGGCACGGTTTGACGACGCAGAAAATGGACGGTTCTCGTACGAGCAGCGGTGGCTGCAGGCGTACAAAAACTTTCGTGGCATCTATGATACTACGACACAGTATCGCGACAGTGAGAGGTCGAGGGTGTTCATCAAGATCACCAAGACCAAAGTCCTTGCTGCGTACGGACAAATTATCGACATCTTGTTTGCTAACAAGAAGTTTCCCCTCGTTGTCGAGTCCACTCCGATGCCGGAAGGCATTGAAGAGTTTGCTCATATGCGTACTCCCGCTGACGAACTTTCTCAGTTGGGAAGTGACCCCTACGGTTTTCCGGGGGATGGTCGCGAGTTAGCTCCGGGGGCGATGCAAGCCAATGAGCCACATCGTTTAGGCTCTTACGGTAAAGACTTCGGTGACACGATCCTTGCGGGCAAGTCTCGCATAGGTGAGCCACAATTCGAACCTGCAAAAGAGCAGGCACGAAAGATGGAAAAGTGCATCCACGATCAGTTGCTCGACACAAATGCCGTGAGCGAGTTTCGAAAGGCGATCTTCGAGTCGTCCCTGTTCGGCACTGGCGTTGTCAAAGGGCCATTCAACTTCCACAAGCGCGTTCACAACTGGAAGATGGATGACGATGGTGAGCGTGTTTACGATCCCTACGAGCGGATGGTGCCACGTATCGAACACGTTTCCGTATGGGACTTTCACCCTGACCCTGCAGCCACATCCGTAGAGGACTGTGAGTACGTTATCGAACGTCACCGCATGAACCGACAGCAGCTTCGTAGCCTGATAATGCGTCCACACTTCGACGCTCAAGCAATCGAAGAGTGCCTTGCAAAGGGACCGAACTACGAAGACAAGTACTACGAAGACACGATCCGCGAGGATGAGACTGAGCCGCACATCTCTGAAAACCGTTACGAAGTCCTAGAATACTGGGGCGTCCTCGACGCAAAGTTTGCAAAAGAAGTCGGCCTAGAGAACGCGGAACTCATGTCTGAGTTCGACCAAATGCAAGTCAACATCTGGGTGTGTGGTACACTCGTACTACGCTGTGTGTTGAATCCTTTCACACCTGCACGTATTCCCTACCAAGCCTTCCCGTTCGAAATCAACCCCTATCAAATCTGGGGCGTTGGCGTAGCAGAGAACATGGAAGACGCACAGATGTTGATGAACGGGCACGTTCGTATGGCAATCGACAACCTCGCCCTCGCTGGCAACCTTGTCTTTGATGTCGATGAGGCATCGTTGGTCCCCGGACAGAACATGGACATTTTCCCCGGCAAGATATTCCGTCGTCAGTCGGGCGTCACCGGCACGGCAATCAACGGCCTCAAGTTTCCGAATACGGCACCTGAAAACATACAGATGTATCAGATTAGTCGACAGCTTGCGGACGAAGAGACGGGCATCCCGTCAATTGTACACGGCCAAACAGGAGTTACCGGCACCGGACGCACAGCAGCAGGCTTGTCTATGCTGATGGGCAGTGCAGGCTTGTCGATGAAGACGGTCATCAAGAACATCGACGACCACCTACTCAAGCCAATCGGTGAGGCATTCTTTCAGTGGAACATGCAGTTCGGAGAGAACGTCGAGGATGTCACAGGCGACCTAGAGATAAAGCCACGTGGTGTAGCAGCCGTGATGCAGAAGGAAGTACGTACACAGCGTCTAACCTCCCTGCTGCAAACCGTAGCTAACCCCATGCTGGCTCCGTTTGTAAAGCTGCCAAACCTGATGCGCGAACTTGCTATCGCACAAGACATCGATCCTGACAGCTTAGTGAACGATGTCAACGAGGCACAAGTCTACGCACAGATGTTACAAGGAATGATGCAAGATGCTCAACAAGCAGCAGGCCCAGAAGCTAGCCCCTCTCCTCTACAGCAAGGAATGGCCCCAAATGGAGGAGTACCTAGTGGACCTCCGGGAGTCGATGATTCGGGCCGTGGTAACGGCACAATCGGAGTCGGAACTGCGCCAAGTGCAGGGGAAGCTGGGTTTACTGGAAATGCTCCTCAAGTTGAAGGATAGTCACGAGGCAGTAGTGAAAAATGATGGATAAAATCACACAACCTAGAATGTCAAGTGGCGGAACAGTGACAGAACAAGTCTACGGCCAAACACGAAGCACTCCGTACAGCATGGACGAATACTTACGCGGTAGCATGTACGACTTTCCGGGCATCAATGTAGATGTTGCTCCAGCAGCAGGAGAAGATTCTACTACTAATCCTGCGTCTCCTGCACCAAGTGTTTTAAATCCTGTCGGGACAGGAGGCGGTGGCGCATCTAGTCCATTTACCAGCTATTCTGTAGCAACAGGCTTACCATCATTCGGATACGAAGACATAGACCCCGTAGACTTCATAAGCAAGTTTGAAAAGACTTCTCCGAAAGCAAAGGGTCGCAGTGACGACTCATTTCTAAAGTTTGGCATTAATCAGCTAGACCCAAAAAACATACCACTGGGCGTTGCTTCACTGGCAATACCGGGTGCGGCTGCGTTTGGTATAGCTGCAGCAGAACTAAATCGTCGATCACAAAAGAAAACAGCCGACGCAATTATGGCTACAGGCAAGACAGGCGGTTCTATGTATACGTTTCAGGGGCAAACAGTTCACCGTCTTCCCGGAACTAAGCAGTTCAACGGAACGCTAGGAAACATGACTAGCGCAGAACACTACCGCTTCGACGAGATTAGACGCGGTTTTATTCCGGGAACGATGGTCGAAACAAAATCACGGGTTGGAAGTTTAGATGCTGCTATGGGGCAGAGTAATGAATACATACGCACAGGCAAAAACACCATAGCTTACGACGCGGGTTTTGGTGCAGGCATGGATGCGTTCGGTACTGTTCACAGCGCATCCGGCCCGCAGGGTGGTAGTGCGAGTGCGGCAACGGCTCTTCGTGAACAACTCTACCGTGAAAACATGAATCGTTTGGGCTTAACGATAGACGAAAGCAGGGTAGCTAGTGAAGCCCTATCTATGAAACAGGCTCTCGACGCAGGCATGAGGAACAGTCAATACCACGGCGGATTTACCCATAAGGCAAGCAATCTGAGTGACGAGGACTACGCAGCCGCTCAAACCCTGTCACAACAGATTATTCAACGTCATCTCAACGCAAATACTCAATCGGGTCGAGCAGCAGGAGCAGCTAGACAAGCAGAAGCAGATAAGAAAGCCGCTGAAGCAACTCAACGTATTAAAGAACAAGAAGCCCAACGACAGGCTACACTGCAACAGTACGATGAAGAGGATGACGGAGGTAGTTATGGTGGCGGACGTGACTTTAGCGTTTCTACGGCTCAGCAAACAGCCGGAGACAGGTATCAAGCAATGGCTGATAGGGGCTACTCCGGTTATCCTTTTGCTGATGGTGGCCGTGTCGGCATGCAGATGGGCGGAACCGCTCCACAGACTGCACCAGCAGGCTTCGTAGAGCGTCCGCCGTCACAGGTATCCGAAGCGGCTACTGTGGCTGACGACAAACCTATGAGCGTCCCAGAGGGCACGTTTGTCATCAACGCTGCAGCCGTCGAGTTTGCTGGTGAGGGTGACATTGCCAAGATGCTCAAGGATGCCTACGCAAAAGCTGGTAAACAGGGATCAGCAGCACCATCTAAAGAACAGATTGACGTGGCCGTGTCTCGTGGCGAGGTTATTGTGCCCCCAGCAATTGCCAAGATTATCGGCTATGACCGACTCGAAAAAATTAACAATCGCGGCAAGAAAGAAACGAAGGATCGCATCAAAGAGAACGGACAGGGTCGCAAGGGTGCTGCAGGGGGTGGATTCCTCACCAGAAAAAAGCTGGCAAACGGCGGTGAAGCCCAAGACATCTATGAAGACAAAATCATAATAGATGAAGTTCGCAGGAAGATGGATGACCTCTTAAAGAATCTGCCGGATGATGTAAAAGTGGATAGCCGATATTACGGCGATGATTATCCTGCCCGACGAGACTTTCACAGGCAGCTAGCTATCTTAAATGACGCCGATCCTGACGCATTTAATATGCGGGCGTTTGCTTCAGAGGAAAGGGGTCTAATAAATGTACCTCAGACTCCAACGCTTTTTAATCTCTACGCTATGGCGGAAGAGATTGCACACTTAGAGGCTTCTAGATACAGACGCCCAGAGACTGAAACTGTTAAAACTTTACGGGCCGATGAACAGTCTCTTTTTGCCTCTATTCCCGGCACTGAAGGGGATATGAGGAAACACTACGGAGCATACGAGCAGGGGGGATTCCTCTACACTCCTAGTCAAATAGCAAGTATGTCCGACAAGGAAAAGGCTGAGATACAAGATACCTATGGAGTTCCGGCGGATAAAGTAAGAAATACTTTTAGCTACCCTGATTACTTTGAGCTAGAACAAGATTATTTAGAAGAAATAAGAGCAAAGAGCATCGCGTTTCAGACGGTGTTTGGTAAACTAGATAAAACAAGTAGCAAAAACGTAAAAGAAAACACAAAAACCGGAAGAGCTATAGACTTGGCAGAATCATCATACGGAGAGAATTTTGCCAAGTACATTCTGGCTACTGCTAGTCCGACGCTTCAAATCGCAATATTCCACAAACATCCTGAACTCAGAGAACGATACTTTGACGATCAGGGACGTTTTAAGAAGCGGAATATACAGCCTGATGCCGACTTTAGGATGGTCATGGTGGCTGAAGACGAAGAGGCTAGAAAGCGTTCCCTTAAGGAATTCAAAGAAGCTGACGACAGAAACATCGTTGTAAAAAATCTCACCAGTCCTCGAAAGTCTACTTTTATAGAGGGCTACGGACGAATTCCAGCTTCTGAATAATTCGCTGGCTACCCGCTAACAACGGCCCCAGCACAACCGGAGCGGCTACCTACACGCCAAAGTAGCCCCGCTATCAAGAGGTAATAAAATGGCAAAAGCAAGAGGCCACCGTGCCAACAAACCTAACGACTCATTCGGAACAATCAACAATGACTCGTTATATCGTGGGAAGCACCGCGAAGATGTCTACAAGGATGACGACGAAGACAACGGAGCGGAAGAGACTGTAGAAGCACAAGATGCGGACCCCGAAGAGGCTACTCCGCAACAAGCAAGCAGTTTCGTAGAACAAAAGCAAGAAGCTGAACACGACTACAAGAAACGATACGACGACCTCAAACGTCACTACGATACAAAGGTAAACGAATTCAAGCAGGAAATCGCGGAACTAAAAACGGCTATGCAATCTCCTCAAGCACAGATGCCACAGGGGGTAGCAATGCCAAAAACTCCGGAAGAACTGCAAGCGTTCAAAGACCAGTATCCAGAAGTGTTCGAAGTCGTACAAACCGTTTCATCCTATCAGGCTGAGTCACAGGTTGCCGAACTCCGGGAGGAACTAGGCACCATCAAAGAGCGTGAAAAGGAACTCGAAAAACAGAAGGCTTACCAGCAACTGCTCAATCATCACTCAGACTTTGACGAGATCAAGTCAGATGAAAAGTTTCTTTCGTGGCTCGAAGAACAGCCTGAGTCAATCTCAGATGGCATCTACAAAAACAATACGGATGCTAAATGGGCGGCACGGGTCATAGACCTCTACAAAGCCGATACTGGTGTACCGGCAAAAAGGAAGAGAACCACAAAACCTTCTGCAGCAGATGCAGTTACTAAGACCTCCGCGAGAGAAGTAGCGACTGCAAAAGTAGACGGCAAGGTGTGGAAGGCTTCCGAAATCCGCAGCCTCAAGCCGTGGGAGTTCGAGAGACTTGAAGAAGAACTCGACGCCGCACGTCAAGAGGGACGGATCGACCCCAACAACTAACCTAACCTCAAACAGGAAGGAAAGAACCAATGGCATTCAATAGTGCTTCAGGTTATAATAACCTGCCTTCCGGTAACTTCGCACCGGAAATCTTTAGCCAAAAGGTTCTCAAGTTCTTCCGTCGTGCTTCGGTTGTAGAAGACAT